CCGTTTTGTTGGGCAAATGGGTTATAAGTATGTGCCAGAAGATATTAAACAAGCTTCAATGCTTTTAATTCAAGATCTTCTTTCAAACGATTACAACTGGAGAAACAAATATTTGCATAAAGTTGACCTCAGTGAAATTTCATTTGAAATGGCAAAGGGTGCATTTAACGGTACAGGCAATGTGACTGTTGATAATATCCTTGACCAATATCGCAACGTCAACATTGTGATAATCTAATGTTTAATGCATCTTTTGTAGCCTCCGTAATGAACATGAAGGCTGATATATACGTACAACAAAATGGTCAAGATCCAAACACTGGAGCTGTTACCCGCCAATGGGTTTACAAGAAAACTGTTCAGTGTAAGGTAGAGCCAATTGCTGTGGGCGGGGCATCAACAAAAGGTGATAACAGAACCTATGCTACAAATGCAGAAGGTGCATATACAGAAAGAATGCAGTTAAAGTTTAAAGGACTTGAGCTAATGTCCAAGCGTTGGAGAATAGAAAATATTCGCTCAAATGATGGACAAAAAGTTTATATTGAAGTTGATAAGATTGATCAACCTGACACTAAGTTTGAAGTAACCGCTTCACATGCCGTGCTGGATCCGTTTGGCAAAATTTCTTACTATGAGACAATTGTGACAAGAGTGCAGGTGCAAGACGATGATTCAACTGCAAATTGATACAAAGCAAATGATAGAGGAGCTAGATAATAAAATATCTGGCATGAAAGAATTAACATCTCCAACTGTTTTGACAGAGATTGCAAAAGCTACATTTGCTATTACAGGTAAAAGATTTGTAACTGACCTAGACAATTATGCAAGAAGAAATCCAAAAAAGATGCACCATATTTATGAATGGGGCGGAATTGGAAAATCAACTTCAAGGCTATTTGTATTAGAAAGAGCAGCTATTCTATATGGTGATCTTGTTATTAACACTAAATTTTTGCCTTCACGACTTCCCGTCCCGATCAACCCAGCACTTTTAACAGCTGGACCAACAGGAAAGGCAGTAACAAAAAGAAGCATTTTTGCAGATAAGGCAGCCGTTATGGAAAAGGGTGCAAAGGTAAGCTTTGCAGCAAAAAGAATTTTAGCTTTTGCTGATAGTCAAGGAATTGCATTTATTGCTAAAGGAACTACCATTAATATTAATCACCCAGGAGGCTTGCAAACAAAAGATGCTTTTGCTACCTACCTGCTAGATTGGTATACTAAGAATGGTAATGTAGTTATGGATGCATCTGGTTTTTATAGCAGCTTGCAATCAGCAACAGAAGAGGCATTAAATGTCACAGGTGCTGGCGTAACACAGGTCAGACAAGCCGTACAAAGGGTCTCAGAGGCTGCTTCAGGCGGGAAGGTAGAAATAGTATGACAGACTATACACACGTAGCGGGATATGATGTAAGAAACTTTATCTGGGCAGAATTACAAACAGCTGGACTTTTACACCCATCAGACTATATGGCTGATGGATTTAATGAGCCACTTATTCCAATTATTCCTGCACAGCAGGTTCCAGAATTTAACAACCTACTACCAGGAAAAACCTATATAACTTATAACATTATCCAGAAGCATTATGGTGTTCAGTGGTGGGTATCTGAAGAAAGCTTTATTATGGAGATTGTTTCAAGAAATCCTGCTCAAATTCAGACAATAACAAACTTCTTGATTGACCTTTTTAGAAGATATGAGCTTTCTGCAGGAGATATAAATGTCTCCCTGGCATCAAATAGCCCATTTAAGTTCCTCTGGTTTAGACTAGAAACCTCAGATCCAGTCCAATCTTTTGCTGATGAAGGCGGTTTCATGAGTGGAGACCTATCAATAGTATATGGATACACACGAGAAGTTGATGTATCTGGCAACGGCAAAATGCTTTAAATTTGAATTATTTCCCTTCAATGCTATAGTTTTCTATGAGGAAGTAAATTGCTATCTTTTTTCTTTATTCTAAAAATAAATAAGGTGGTGAAATAAAAAAATGGCTACAAGTACAAAAAATATTATCGTTGGTGCAGCATCTATTTTCGTAAGCGTTGGTAACAGCTCTAACGATAACGGTCGCCCATCTACAAAGGCTTCAGATCTAGCAGCACTTATGCCAGCTACAACTTCAGCTCGTTCAGCTCTTCTTGGTGCACCTTCTACTTACCGTGAAGTTTGTTATACCAACACAGGACTAGAAGTTTCATACGAGCCAAACTATGGTGAGGTTATGGTTGATCAGCTTCTTGACGCAGCTCGCTTGTTTAAGCAAACTCTAAAGGTTATGCTAAAGACCGAACTTACAGAAGCAACACTTGAGAATCTTCAACTTTCATGGGGTCAGCTAGACTATGTCTATGGCTTGAACTCAACTGGTACTGCTACACAAGCAATTACAACTTTGATTCCTAACGACTCAACAGTTACTACTATTGCAGATAACCCAGCAGCAACATTGAAGATGGCTGCAGGTGCTCTTGGAGATGCTCCAGTAGAGCGTGTATTGGTTGCAGTTGGACAAGCTCCAGCTCAGATCGGTTCATCTGTTGCAACAACAGATGCAGGAACTGCAGTTGCAGCTGGCACAACAACAACAGTTGCACGTCAAAAAGAGCGTGTTTATGTTGCACGTCGTGTAGTATCAATTGATACTACTGCACATGCTTTGAAGCGTGACACAGCAACAGTGTTCCCAGTATCATTCCGTTGCTTGCCAGACAGCGATCCAAACTATTCAGGTATGGAATACGGTGTCGTTATTGACCGTGTATGGGGAACATACTAATCAATAAATAAATAAAACTTAATATAGTTTTCAGGCCCCCGTCAATAAAAGGCGGGGGTTCTGAATTTGTGTTCACCATATATCTTGGTATAATTTAACTAAACAAAGGAGCTATAAATTGGCAACAACAGTATATGATGTAGTAGAGATTGAACTAAGTAACGGCGAGACTGTTACTCTAAAACCGCTGCCTATTAAGCAGCTAAAGAAGTTTATGGATATTGTCAAGGAAATGGAACTGCCAGAGAATGAATCTGAAGATGCAGCAATGGACGTATTCATCAAAGCAGCAATGGTGTGCCTAGAGGCATCAAAGTCGCCACTAGCAACTAACAAAGATTTGTTTGAAGAAACCGTTGAAGTTCCTACAATGATGAAGATTCTTGAAGTTTGCGGAGGTTTGAAGCTTAACGACCCAAACCTACTGGGAGCAGCTCTAGTTGGGACGAACTAGATCTAGCCTCCCTTGAGTCCGAAGTTTTCTTGCTCGGTCATTGGAAAAATTATGATGAGCTTGAAAGCAACCTATCGTTAGATGAGTTGATGGCAACATTAACTGCAGCTAGAGATAGAGAACATCGTGAAAGGAAGTTCCTGGCAGCAATGCAGGGCATTGATCTGGATGAACAAGATAAAGAACCAGAAGATGTTAAAGCTTTGCTTGATGCAAAAACTGCAAGAGACGAAGGCTTTGGTATAAACGAAGGACTTGGTTTTATGAGTCAGGAAGGGTGATAAGTGGCTAATATACAATTAAAGATTACCGCACTTGGTGATTTTAGTAGCGTTAATAATCAACTTAAAGCCCTTCAAACTCAGGTAACTTCACTTCAAAAGAGCATTGCTGGCATTGGACTAAATAATGGTCTTGCAAATCAACTTAAAACTATTCAATCAGAATTTAGTAATGCACTGGTATCTAGTGGTAACTTTACAAAACAAACTGTTCAACTAACTTCTGAAACAGAAAGGTTTGGCCAGGCATTACAAAAAGGTCAGCTGAGCCTAGGTCAATATTTTGGCATTATAACTGGAAAATCAGCTTCTGCTAAAGCTTCAGTAAATGCTCTTGCTCAAGAGCAAGTTAAATTAAATAATTCTATAGTCCAGCAAGATATTACAAAGCAGGGTGTATACAGTGTATTCACACCAACCACAATTGATCCTATTGCTAAATCTGTAGAAATAGCTGCAGCTAAGCAAAACATATTTAATCTTGCAGTAAAGAATGGTTCACAAGAACTTATTAATTTTGGTAAGAATACACAATGGGCAGGACGTCAGCTTACTGTTGGTCTTTCTATGCCCGCCATCTTGTTTGGTAGCCAGGCAGTTGCTTCATTTAAAGCGGTAAATACAGAGCTTACTAGACTTCAAAGACTTTATGGTGAAGGTCTTACACCTCCATCACAAGCTCAACTTAATGCTATTTCAAATCAAGTAATTAACCTAGGAAAGCAAGTTGCTCAACAAATGGGTATTGCTCAGTCTGCAACAGTACAGGTCGCAGCTAACTTTGCAGCTATGGGCATACAAGGACAAAAGCTTTTGGATGTAACATATCAGGCACAGAGACTTTCTAAGCTGGGAGCAATTGATGCTACTCAAGCAACAAATGCAATTGTTTCTTTACAAAATGTTTACAAGGTAAGCTCAACAGATTTAGGTAATGCTGTTAACTTCTTGTCATCTATGCAGAAGCAAACAACAATGTCACTCCAAGATATGACTGATGCGATTCCACGTGTTGGACCTATTATGGCCCAGCTTGGTGGAGGATATAAAGATACCGCTGTTATGTTGCTTGCAATGCGTGAAGCTGGTGTACCAGCCGCTCAAGCTGCTAACGCACTTAAATCAGCATTTGCATCTATCATTGCACCAACAGCAGCTGCCAATAAAGAATTTGCGTCTTTTGGAATCAACTTAACAAATATTAGAAATGCTGGAACGCCTACTCAAATGCTTATGGCTTTACAGTCAGCACTTGCACCATTAAATAAGATGGCTCAAGAACAACTTATTGAAAAGCTTTTTGGCAAGTTCCAATTCGCACGTATTTCAGCATTGCTTGATAACTTTGGAAAAGTTGGATCTCAAACTCAAAATGCATTAAAGGTAGCGGGTGCTACTAATTCACAGTTGGCGGGACTTGCAAATCAAGAAATGGCTCAAGCAACTGAGTCAAGTACAGCTAAATGGCAAAGAGCTATTGAAACACTTAAAGCAGATTTATATCCAATAGGACAAAAGATTCTTGAAGTTGGAACAAAGTTAATTGATTTTGGACAAAAGATTGCTGATTTCTTTAATAAATTGCCAGGACCAATTAAAAATGGTCTGGGTATATTACTAACACTTGGAGTTTTGGCTGGACCAATTATCATGATTACTGGTTTGCTTGCAAACCTTATGGGTCAAGGAATGAAGGTAGGCTATGCAATCCTTGGCATGATTGATGGAACAAGAAAGTGGAAAGACTTAATGACCCCAGCGGGGGTAGCAGCAAAAGTAGCAATGGATGCTATGAACACTGGTGTTCTTGAAAATGTTACAGCAGTAGATACACTCAATGCAGCACTTCAAAGATTAATTACAAGTCTTGAAGCACTAAATATGAATTTCCAAGTTGGTACAGACACATCACTTCTTGGTAGAGTGGAAGCAGCAGCAGCTGGCGAAGCAGCAGCAGGTACATTATTATTACCAGGAATGGCTACAGGCGGATATGTTCCAGGAAATCCTGCACAAGGCGATGTATATCCTGCACTATTAATGGGCGGGGAAGCAGTTATTCCTACAAAGCAAGCAGAAAAATATGCACCATTTATTAATGCTATGATACAAGGCAACTTGCCACAGCATGCATTTGGAGTTGGAAAATTTGGTAAAAGAGTAAAGGTAGAGCGTGGTCATGCCGCCGAAGAATACTCGCCAGAAGAGTTGGCAAACTTTAATGCAAATGTTGGACAAGATTCAACAGGATTAGAAGGGCCAGCAACAGCACTTGTAAGAGGCCTGATGCTTTTGATGCATGCTAATACTAATCAAGGAACAAAATCAACAAATAAAGGAAAAACGGGAGCTGAAATTGCTCAAGGATATAGAGATGTACAATCTACAGGCATAGATCCTCTTCAAAACTTAAAAGATCAAGCAAAAGCACTCGGCGTAGATATGGCAACATTTGAGCCAAAAATTAATGCAGCGTTTGAAGACTTCCTAAAAACTTTAGAAACAACAAAAGCTAATTATATATTTGGCGGTAAAAAGGCAAAAGAAAGAGCTGAAAAAGAAGGTAAGGTATATGGTGGCACACTTGAAGCTGAAACAGGTATGTCAAATGGACCAATTATGTCTACTCTTAATCAAACTCAAACTGCAGGAAGAAGCAGCTTTGGCAGCATTTTATCAAGAATTGCGGGAACAAGAGGTTTAAGATCAGGCAGAAAATCTGCAACAGGAAATGCATTCTTTGAAGAAACTCCAGGAAATTTTGTTCCATTATCTGAAAGTAAAGAATTACAAGGATATAAAGATTTAGATAAATTAACACCAAGTCAAAAGGAAAATTTATTTTCAACAAAAAGTGCATATGACATCAAAGGTGCAGAAACAAGTAAAAAGCTTCCAAAGGCTGTAGCTTATGATATAGATGAGACACTTGCAGAGACTAAGGGAATTAATGGTCCAGGTGAAAAATGGATAGATTCAACAGTAGGTGCAAAACCTATTGGTCCTGAAGTTGCAAGATTAAAGAAGTTAAAGGAACAAGGCAACAAAATTGTTATCCTTACGGCAAGAACAGAGCATCATCAAGCTCAAACACTAGCTTGGCTTAAAGCAAATGATATTCCATTTGATGAGTTAGTCATGCGTGGCAAGGGAGATAATCAACCTGACGATGTATATAAAGGCCAAAAGCTTCAGCAGCTATTAGAAAAATATAGAGTTAATGGTCTTGTTGATGATAAACCAGAAAACTTAGCCGCCGCAGAAAGTCTAGGAATTAAAGGAATACCAGCCTATGGTAGAGAAACTGCAGTAAAAACAGATGCTGCAACAAGAGAAGGTTTTGAAGAGCGTTCTCCTTCTAAAAAAGGAATTAAAACTGGAAAAGATTATTTTGCTGGCGTTAAACAAGGCATGGAAGAAACAGCTCCATCTTTATGGACAGAAGGAAGAGATGCTGCACAAAAAATACATCAAGGTGTTGATGAAGGACTTAATGGTTCAGCTGGAACATCAAGAATACAATCAATGTTTAATAAAGCTTTTGGAGCTAATTCCCGCCTAGGTGGAATGATGTCTAAGTTCTCTGGTATGGGAATGATGGGCCGCATGGGTGTTGGTATGGGTATTACAACAGCATCACAAATTGCTTCCCCGCTCCTTAACAAACTGCCTGGAGGTAGTTTAATCACAGATGCTATGTCTGGTGCTGGCATGGGAGCAGGCTTTGGTCCTTGGGGTATGGCGGCGGGAGCTGCAATAAGTCTTGTAACAGGTGGCATTAAATCATT